ACATCCTTTTTAGTGCTACCAATGGTAACGGCATTGCTTATAGAACTCTTGTATATGTGAGTACCAATAGAATTTACGAATTTATGAGTATTCTTAGCAGTTTTAGCAGTAATTATAGCACCTCTACCAGCACCACCACCAGATCCAACATTAGTTGAAATAGTATCCAATGTAGTTGATACTATAGGTAAGAATGTATTATATGCTGGATCAGTTGTTCTTGGATATGGATGATTACTCATGAAATCATCTTTAGAACAAGTAAAGACCATCGACTCATTAGCAATCTTCAGAGATTTTGTTGCCTTAATCCCATTAGTTGTTGCTGAATCGAATACATGAGTATAATATCCACCAGATTTAACAGCTCCAGCAGTAGCACCTATAAATGTATGAGGATCTGTATTTGTAGAAGGAACAGTATTCAATACCTTTAAGGTTATTGTTGTGTCTGTTACTGATTCTATTTTAATCGCAGTATTATAGTATGGATCATTACCATTAGATCTTGGATATGCCTTTTGAGCAGCAGCACCAGTAGCACCACCAAATCCACAACTAAAGGTGATTGATTCTTCTTCTAATTTAACACTTGTACCTGCTTTCAAGCTATGAGAACCAATTTCTAAGGTCATTAATCCAGTATTAGGATCATATGTAGTACCTGTTGTTGGTGTATGAGCAACTAATGGACTTGTTCCAACATTGACTTCAAATTCAGTTGATGTTGCTTCAGAAACTATTAACCATTTACCATTTGATGGATCACTTTCTCTTGGATACGTGTGTGTAGTGGAATTATTATCCATAGCACACTTAAATGTGATTGAATTCTGTTCAAAGTAAACTTGCTCATTATTAGTGAAGACTCTTGGAGCAAACACTGCTCCAGCAGTAGCACCTACGAATGTGTGAACATCTGTATTAGTAGAAGGAGTAGTATTTAATACTTTCACTGCAACTGTTCCAGCGACAGTATCTACAGCAGTTATATCTAAGAAATTGTTATAGGCAGGGTCAGGTCCACCGCTAGGATTACCAGAACCAGATGCTCTTGGATATGTCTTCTGGGCAGCAGTACCAGTAGCACCATTAAATCCACAACTGAATGTTAATGAATTTGCCTCTATCTTAAGTTTATCATTGGTAGTTAAACTATGTGTACCAATAGTCAATACCATAATACCAGTAGTAGGATTATAGGTAGCATCACTAACATCAAATTTTGTACCAGCACTTACAGTCAATATACCGACATTTGCATCATATTCAGCAGAATTAACTGTTAAATCAACTGGTCCTGGTATTCCATGATTAGATATTGTCATCAGATAAGCACCTGTGACTGAATCATAATCAGCATCTGTAGGTGTTAAATTTTGACCCATGAACGATCCAGTATATGCTGTAACAGAATCTGTATCAGCACTTACAAATTTGTGAGTATAAGCAATATCAGTAACTCCAATAGATACTGGTTCTCTATATCCAGATCCAAATGTTAATTCATTTTCATAACGCCAAACTGAACCACCCTTCACATATGCGTGTGGAATAGTGGAAATTCCAGCTCTAACTTCAAAGGATCTCTCAGAAACGATTCCTACTAATTGAAGTGGTCTTTCATGATCTTGGAATATTGTTGTAGTAACTCCTACATATCCACCACCACCAATTGTTCTTACAGCGTTAGTTGTTGCCGAAACGAACGTATGTGCGTCTGTATTGGTAGGTGTAACACCAAACAATACATTCACCTTAAATGTATCTGAAGTAACGTCAGAGACGTACATATACCTATCATAGGCAGGATCAGTTTCTCTTGGGTATGCTTTTGCTACATTACCACTAACAACACCAACATCTACAGTAATAGTGCCACCAGATTGATCTACAGCAGTAATTGCGATAGCAGTGTTATAAGCAGGGTCTGTTGTGCGAGGATATGTCTTGGTAGCAGTATTACTATCAGCAGTACAAGTAAAAGATAACTTATTAGCACCAATTGTAACTGTATCGCTAGTACTGAAAGTATGTGTTCCTATGGTCATTACGCATAGACCAGTAGCAGGATCATATGTTGCAGTCGTTACATCTTTCTTAACATTACCAGCAGTGATTGTAATAGCATCGGATGATGTTCCACCAGCCCATGTATGTGCCGAATTTACACCATACTGACATTTAAATGATATTGATTCTTTCTCTAACTTAATCGAATCACCATTTGAAAGACCATGACCAGTAATCTTTATCACCATATCGCCCGTTGCTGGATCATATGTTGTTCCTGTCTCAGGTTTTCCAACAATATTGGTTGGACAAACAAATTCAAAATCTTCTAACTTAACTGTTTCAGGAGTACCTAAACCAAATCCATGAACTTTATTAGTTGTAACTGTAATAATTCCAGTATTATTATCATAATTTGCAGTTTCTATACCAGAACCTATAGGTCCAACTGATTTGCCCATACCAACAAGACTGGTAATAGCACCATTAGTCATATTAGGATAAACTCTAGCACCAACCAATGGAGCATATCCAACACCTGTAGTAGAACCTAAAGATACAATTAATCCACCTCTTGGTACTTGGTTTTGGTTAATATCGAATTCTGATTGAATTAATTGACCATTTTCAGAGCTAATTCCAGTAAATGTTACACTAGAAACTCCAGCAGTAACATCTGCTTCAATTTCGTAATTATTACCTAAGTTATTAAGTGTTAGTGGTGTCTGGAATACTCCATTAATGAATAAAATACCATTTCCTACACCAACACCAGTAGATGTGTTAGCACCACCAACAGTTAAAGTATATGTTCTTCCAATACCAGTAAAGGAATCTGATATATCATCAAATACCATATTAGTATCATAATTTGTTCTTAAGAATGTTCTACCGCTAAATTCTGCCTTAACATATGGAAGATTGGTAGCATCTCTTCTAGTTCTAGTATTACCTTTAGGTGGATCTAAGAACCATAGTGTGCTGTCAACAATATTGAATGATCCTCTATGTACCTGAACCTTACTTGTAGCAGTATGAACACCAGCAGATACACCAAGAGATCCTCTAAGTACTTTAACTTCTGGTATGGTTCCATCAAATGAATTAATAATTGCACCTGTTTCTGTAGCAAATCCAACTTCAACAACCTTCATATATTCATCATCAATCTTCAATACATCTCTTGGTTGTACTGAACTAATACCACTTAAACTAAATTGAGAAATACCTATTCCAATATCATTAGAAAGTGTATGTTGTATTGAAGTATATGTAATTGGTTGTTGAATAATACCATCAAGACCAATAACAGTTTTACTCAACTTATTAGCCATTTCAAGTTTATGAGCATTACCAGAACCAACATTGGTTACTTCAATTGGTTTACCATCAGCAATATATTCTTTCTTACTGAATAATTGGAAAGTATCTGGAGTTAATGCCTTGACAAATACTTTTGATGGCATAATAGTAACTAAATTACCTTCATTATCTGCTGTTTGAGCAATACCTACAGAAACAGGAGAAACACCAACAAATGTAGATGCTGCTTTATATGTTAATTCTTCATTTGTATTAAAGAAATGGCTAGGTATACTGAATGTAGTTCCTGCTCCAGTTGAATTAATAACCTGAGTATCATTTGCAGGATTAAATTTCTTGAAATATACTGGAATTCCTTCATGTTTAATATCAAAGTTTATTCTATTTCCTCTAGTACCGTTAATACCATCATAAGCAGATACTATAACTTCCGATGATACTGGACCAAATTGTAAAGGACTTGGCTCATTTTCAAAATCATTTACAGCCTGGAATATTTCAGTAAATGCTTGAATTTCTACTAATGATGAATTATATCCAGAATCAGGATAAAATTCCAATCTAACCTTTTGATTGGTAAGATCACTAACTGTACCAAATGTTCCTATACCACTTATGTCTCCAATTGAAACGTGTGGGTATTGAATACTTATAGCATCATTATCCTGATCTTGAATGAGTAATGCTTGATGAATAGCACTATTTTGTCCAGAAGTAACTTTTACTAATGCTTTAATAGTACTATCGACAACCCTATCAATAGTTGTAATTGTTGCTGATGTGCCATTATCTGTAGTAACATAATTTGATTCAAATCTAGCAGTTCTTTCAGATCCGTCTGGTTGTCCTGGTACTTGGTATCTAAATGTTCCGATACCAGAAGTTGTAGTTCCTAATCCAACAACATTTGCACTAAGGACTAATTTAGATGATCTATCATTGATACAATCAAAGTAAATTATGCCAGAATCATATCTAGCAGTTAATACTCCAACTTTACTGTTGGAACTAGAACTATAAGTAACACCTAAAACATCACTATAAGATTCTGAAATATAAGTATCTGTACCATCAAAATTAACAATAACTTCATTATAATCCATCTCACCAGAAGCATCATCTCTAACTAAAACATTAGCAAAGAAACCGTTAAAATCGGTATCTGAGAATTGTAAAATATTTGTTGTGGTATTACCAGTAACAATGACATTATTGCCACTCATTGCTGTTTGTGCTACAGCAACACTAACATTTTTACCTATTAAATCTATAGATCCGATTTCCTTTATTCCATCAGATATTGTATCTGTATTAAATGATGTTTTAATAACTTTAATGTCATAATCTTTCTCAAATTTTTCAATAGGAGTAAATTCTAAAGTTTTTCTATTAAATCTATCGACTTTAGTATCAAATGATCCCAATACTTGATTAGTATAATCACTGGTTCTTTCTAGTAAGAAAGCATCACTTGTAGAAGTTAATGTTACTATATCATTAACTTGAGTATCAAATGTATCAGCATCAACAACCTGTATTGTATATTTCGAGAACCTTGATGATATTTCTTCAATTTCAGTAAATCCATCCTGACTTCCTTTACTGGAGAACTTGCTACTTATATCATCGTGTATTAGTACTCTATTAGTTTTACACTTAGTAAAGTCTGTTAATTTTCTATTTTTAAAATCAATAAACTTGGATTTGTTATCTCTAGCATCATAATCAATGACCATATCAAAGTCATTAATAGTATCAACTCTTCTCTCACCAAATACATCAAGAATAACCACTGCACTTGCTGGTCTAGTGCTTCCTAGACCCACTCTAACGTCAACACTAGACTCAATTAACGTATCAGCAAAATTCTTTAATCCTGCTGGATGTATGACCCTATTCAGAGGATCTACAAAGTCATCCCATGCCTTAGAACTTCTAACAGAGTATGATAGATTCTGATAATAATCATTATTAGGAGTTACTTGGAAATCTTCATTTAAAACTCCAGTATTATCATTCCACCCAATCTCTCTTCTATTTGAGAAATCAACATTAAATTTAGCAGAATTTGCGACAATTCCAGTAACTGTAGCAGTAACACCACTAAACTGACCAGCTATTCTATCTCCAATTTTAAGAACATGAAGTCCTGATGTTTTAATAAAGTCTTCTCTAACATCAACTGCTTTAAGATCTTTAGATTGGAATGTATTTGTTTGACTCTCTTTAACCAATAATGGTTCATTAATAGAGAACTTAGATCTGTTTTGAACAGGAGAAAATACTGGATACTTATTTCTGTTTATAATATTTGCATATCCTGATTGATATGTTTTAGCAATTCCTGGATTAGTTGTTATTCCAGCTAGATCGAATTCTAAAATATCTGGATTTGCTGAAGTATAAGATTTAACTTTAAAGAACTGATACCCATGATTTGATGAATTCCATCCATCACCATCTGTTGCTATTCCACTAGCAGCAGATGATTGTGTACCAATACCCGACTCTCCAAATAACTGAATACCTTCAACAAAAATTTCATCATCAACTGCAAATGGTGCTTGAGTATATCCATTAATTGGTGTCTCCATTACACATCTAGCAGTAGTGTTATTAATAACAGTCATAGAATTGATTCCAATTCCATTTGAATTATTAATAGATACAACTCTATGAGTTATAGAATCTAATCCTTTTATTGGTGCTATAACATTAACGTCAGCAATACCTTGGTTAGGAACTATTGCTTCTAATGAAGTGTCATCAACAACTTCACCTGTTTCAGGATTTATTATTATTAAATCTGGAGCATTTAAATAATCAGTTCCAGTATCAAGAACAGAAACACTATCAATAAAGTCTAAATCATCAACTCTAACAACTGGTGATATAAATGCTTCTGGTCTTAAAGTTCTATCTGAAGAATATTCATATCCAACATCAACTATCCTTAAATCATTAATTCTACCAATTGATGTTGATATTGCTACAATATTAGCATTAGAACCACTTACACTATTAACTGAAAGGAATTTTGGTAGTTTCTTATAACTAGATCCTTCAGAAATTAATCTAATATTCTTAATAGGTCCTTCTACGCTTCCAGATTTGCTGGAATATTCTAACTTATCACATTGATCTTCTTCATATTTAAGAACTTCTGGAATTGATCTAGGAGAGAACTTAAATGTCTCTGTCGTAGCGTCAAATATATTATAATTACCAGAATACTTACTATTAGTAAATACTATCTGTGAATAATTTTTTACATCTTTATCAGCAGTGCTAATATATCCACCTTTTTCTAAAGCATAGTATAAAATAGAAGGAACTGCTGTCGAGAATCCTATTGATACTGCAGCACCAACGACAGGACTGGATAAGAATGTACCAACACCTATTGTTCCTATACCACTAACATTAAATTCATTAAGATCACCAGCAGTTACAAATTCATTTTTAAATTCATGATCATAGAAGAATTTAAGATTATAACCTGCTAAATTAGTAGATCCAACACCAAATGTTAACTTAGAGTTTTTAACTACATCTATCTTAGGGTTAACTAAAGATAGTTTGTGATAATTTCCACCTATTCCAGTAATATCAACAAATAATGGTGGAGTTAAGAATGTATCACTATAAGTTTCTGATAGATTAAATGTATTTGAATCCAATACATGAATATAATAACATCCTGTAGTAAGTCCAGCCGCTACTTCAGTGCTATCATAAAATACTTTATCCCCAGTTTTATACCCATGATCGGTAATTGTTATTGAATTATTAAGAATATTAACGTCAGGAGACTCAAAACCTACAGTATTAATTAATATTTTCTCATATTGTTCATTATAATCTAAAACTAACGGTGAAGTTGTACCTAATCCTACTGTAGTATTTGGTACAACATTAAGACTAATCTTATCACCATTCTGTAGTCCATGAGTTGTTGTATTAGCAGCACCAATCTTAGTCGTTACTGTAGAAACTATTCTATCAATATTTCCAGTTAACTGTTCAAAATTAGTTTCCAATTGATATTGATAGTCATCATCACCATTTCCAAAGAAGAATAATCCACCTTCAGTATTTGCTGCTCCAACATTGGTAGCAAGTCCAATATAATCAGTTCCTTTATCTACAACATAAAGATCTGTAGTAGAAGTTGTTTGATTTGGAACATAGAATTGATTTGCAGCATCAACTGTTCTACCTACTAAGAATGATGATTTAGCAGGTCTCTTTGTTAAAGTAACCTTTTCTCCACCTTTAAATGGGTGTCCTGGTAAATAAATGCTTTGTGGTGGGACATTAATTGACTTTGTAGACTCTCCTATAGCATAATCAATGACACTTCCTGATGTAGTACCGATACCAACTGATATAGTTCCATTAAAATATTCAGACTTATTAAGATCAGATACAAATGGAGTTGTTTTAACAGGAATGGATATTTTTGTGTTTAATACATCAAGTGTAGACCCACGAGTATGAGCAATGCCCGATGAAGGTCTGAATACTCTAATAATAGATCCTACCTTATAAAGGTTCAATACCTTCAATACTTCATCACCTACTCTAAGAGATCCACCTATTGAAACTGTATTTGGTATGTAATTAACGTAAATATCTTCAGTAATACCAGCACTATTATTATTGACTGACATTGTTTTTGCCAATCCAATAACATCTGTACTAACACCAACACTAAATGAATTGTTTAACTTATAATTTGCTGTACTCAAACCAGATATTAATACTGTATCCTTATCATTTAACTCTATGTTTGGTAAATGATGAGCAGTAACAGTATCAGCAGATTCCCAAACAAATACTGCTTCATCAAATGATGTTAATACTGTATTGATACTAGAGACACCGATACCAACTATCTCATCAACTTGACCTCTAGCACCTACACCATTAGTACCATCATCCTCAAATACTGTGAAATCACCAACTTTATAACCATCACCACCATCCAATATCTGGAAACTATCAACTACACCTCTAGTTACAGATTCGACAATTGATTTTTGCTTAACTGATTCATTAGATTCTATAATAAAATCATTGTCAGCAAATGGTTCATTAACTTTATATGGGAATGTATTTCTAGAAAGATTAGAGTTATTAAAATCAAATGATTGATCTAATGTAGTATTTTCTTCAATATATGGTAATCTATATGTTGGACCAACAAAATATGGATATACTGGATTATCATTGTCATCTCTAGTCGCAAAATATGCATATATACCATCTGGAAATTCTGGAGTTTTACCAAATCTTCCATTATGGATATCTAAATCACCAGATCCATCATAAACATTATCTTCAATAAAGAACTTAGAAGGATATTCTCCTGTAGATGGTCTATCAAGATATGAAGTATTAACACTAAAACTAGACTCCATTCTCTTTATTCCAGAGTTAATATCATTAGGATCTTTATAGGCAAAAGGTCCATATATTGGATTACCGTCATATGCCCATCCAATTAAAGCAGAATGAGTTCCTACTCCAGCATTAGTAACACCACCAATATCATTAAATGAATCTGCTATCTCTTGATTGTAAGCATGAACACTATATTGTAATAAATCATTATTAAGATTTTCAAGATGATCTATTCCCTGCCATTGATAATTATCAATAGATAATTTTCTTATTTTTGCGTTTAATAATCCACCAGTACCTCTAGGTTCTACAAATATACTTGTATTTGTAGAATAACCAATACCAGGATTAATTACTATTATATCATCTAATTGACCCAATTCATTAATAACTGGTTTTAATTGTACTCCACTTCCAGTTGTTCCAGAACCAACTACAGTAAGTTCAGGTAATGACCAATATTCCTTTCCTTTATTAACTACAAAAGCATCAATAATTTTTCCATCTTCAATTATTGGTTTTACTTCAGCAGTTCTTCCATTTTGTATTGTTACTTGAGGATTGAAATAATGTCCAGAAATTTTTGATCCATATTTACTACCTTCATCATATAGATAAGAACCTATTATCTCACCAGTAACTATAGGTGTGAAATTAAATGTTCCTGTAACAGATGATGCAAATGATACTTTGGCATCTATCTTTATATCTGGATATTTAAATACTTGATAACCAGTACCAGTAGATCCTAAACCAACATAATTACCTCTTTTGTAATTTGAGGTTATTGTTCCACCAATTCCAGCATCTGCCAATCTAAATGAATCATCATTTAATTTTATAACTTTATATGAATGAGTAGCATCTAAACCCTGAATTGCTTTTGGTTGGGTTGTTCCTATTCCAACCATAGTAGAGTATTCTACTAAATCACCATCCCTAAACCCATGATTATTAAAATTAATACTATCAAAAGCAGTTGAAATTCCTGAAGGACTTACTGGTAATTTTCTATACTGGAAATCATAACCAGAATTTAATACTTTAACCTTCCTTAGAGTGTTTTTAGATTCTGTTCTAAACTTATGGAAACCAGCAGCATTTGTTGCTGTAGAAAATCCTATTGTATTGATACCAGTGATACCAAACATAGAATCTGCTTCAGTCTTAAATAAGAATATTCTTCTTGGATTAATAACTTTAACGAAATATGGTGCACCATTAACTAAAAATTCAGTAATAACATTACTAACTTCTTTAAATTTGGTTATTCCTACTGAATCTTGACCATTACTACTATAATAAACTTTCTGACCATCAACAAGATTATGGTTAGATTTAAATGTTATTGTTTCTTCTTGTATGTCTAATCCACCTGAGAAGAATATATCTCTACTATCAAATTGAATTTCTCTAAATCTTGGTCCAGTAATTGGTTCCAATAAACAATCTTTACCATTACCACCAGTTAAGCTTATCGATAAAACTTTATCAATATCAAAATCTTGAGAATCTACAAGAACTTCCTTAACAGATCCTTTAATGATTGGTTCTGCATAAGCAGTTTCACCATTTGAATCTAATGGTGCTTCTATGGATAATTTTGGGGGATTAGCAACATCATATCCAGTACCACTATTATACACATCAACAGTGGTCAAAGGACCATATGTCATTGTTTCATTTGCTATAGTGGATCTTATTTGTACTCCATCTATTAAGATACCAATATCATTTACTGGTACATCTTTCTCTGTCGTAACACTTAGATCTTGAGATAATGGGAATTTTCTTAAAATTCTATTTTCATATAACTGTCTTTGATAATGATCCTTTAGAATAAAACTATGAACATGTGTACCACCTGCTCCAACTGGATCATTCCAAGTAACACTACTAGCACTACCAACAGCACTAATAGAATTGTATAAACTTATAGTTTTTCTATCTGAACCTTCAGCAACACTAACATAATAAGTTTCACCATCATTTAATCCATTGAAAGGAATTCCAACATCACCTGCAGAATCTCTTACTTGATAAATTACTGAATTTCCAGTAATAAATTTTGTAGCAGTGTCTAATTTAAAAGCACTAAAATCATAAACTAATCCACTAATAGGATCTGTTTGAGTAAAGTTTGTAGAAGCTGATCCAATCTGCTGATCTTGTACATTTGATCCGTGATCTGGATAATATAATTCCGATATAAACTGACTTAATTTAAGTTGACGACTTGGTAATGAGTTAGAAGCAGCATAACCATCTTTATCACTATCAACATAAACGTTTAGTGTATCAGAAAGAATAACACTATTTGATGCTCCAATACCAATTGAAGTTCCAGATGTTGTTGTTGAAGAAGTAGTTTTTACCTTATTTAAATTTCTTCTTAAATCATACTTAGCACCAGAATTTGGTTCCCCAGTAATAAATGATAGTCCATCTAGAGTTAGTACAGTGGAAGAATCAATTCTTTTGATAATACCACCACCAACTACTGTCATAGTGCCTCTTCTCAAGAAGCTGACATTATCACCAACCTTTAAACTGGATTTATCAATATCACTTAGTAAAGTAAATGATGTTTGACCAGATTGTATACTAGCAACTTGATACCTAGAACTAGTATTATAGATCCAACTATTAGCAAAAACTTCCTTATATGATTGAGTAATTTCTGGTGTGTTTAATATAACCTCACCAACATTTTTTATAGAAATCTCTTCATTTTCAGAAACTAATGATATATCTTCACCAGGAACAAATTCAGATAGAACCCCAGTAATTCTTATTTCACACTTCTTGGATATATCTCCATTTTCATATCCATATACATTCTCTTCAGTTTTTATGCCATTTCCTTGGTCGATAGTGTTAATAACATTAGAACACCCAAAGAATTGATTTATAGACTTATTAGTGTAATTAATAACATTATGCTGACCTTGAGCAATAAGTGAACCTGTATTACCAAAACCAATAGTAGAATCTACAGATATGATAGATGATCCAATAGAAACTGCTTCTAAAATTTTACTTTTTGCTTGAATACTAAAAGTTCCTTGAATTGTATCTCTATCATCAAATCCAACAAATAATGATAGTTGATAATAGGTTTTACCTTCTCTTGATATAATTTCAACTTCAGATACAGAAGCATTAGTTTGAGAATCACTTGATTTGTATATTGTTTGTCCTACTAGATTATATGGATCACCACTGATTGCTTCTACAACAACAATTTCCCTACGAATAAATTCAGCAGTTGATGGTTTTACTAAACGTTCTTCAAGATCTAATACTTGAGCATCAACACCATAAAGAAGTCTGAATAGTATTACTATAGACTCTTGAATACCTTTTGATTGATAGAATGATCTAGCATTCTTTATAAAGTTACCAACATCAATGCCAGGATGGAATGTCTCATCCTCTAAACCTGGTAAAAATGTTCGTTTTATTTTAGTATAAAACTCCTGTAAAAATAATACACTTAAATTAGTGACTATTGAATTAATATTATGAGAAGAGGCATTAGTTTCATTGAATACTAAACTTTCTTTATTAACATCCAATAAAGAAGACGAAATACCAACATTATATCCACTTACACCACTAAATCCACGTATACAACCAGTAAAGGTAGTATCTGTTTTACCTGTATATGATATTATTTCATCATCAATCTTAATAAGACCATAAGAACTAGGAAATCCCTTAGTTGAAGCAACTGTAATAGTTGTATCAGAAGCAGCAATATCTGCAGGTAAAGTAGTCGTTCCTGTAATAACTTCTGGAACTAAATTATCAACCTTAAGATATCGATCTAAATTATCAATTAAATCAGTAGCACCACCTTGATACTCCTGAGAGATATAATATTGTTTTAAAAAATCAGTTGCTAATGGAAAATCAGCTACCACAAATTCTGGTAACTGACTTTCAATTATTTTATTGACTTGTACTCTTCTGTCAAATTCTATGCTCATTCTACTTTCTTTCTATTGATCCGTTAGAGTAACTTGATGTGTAATAGTCTCTAGAGAATACAACGCCTGAAACGTCTTCACCAGAAGCAATTACATCCTTAACCATATTTATCGTACTATTTGAAACATCAAAACTTAGGTATAAATCCTTCAATCCAATGATGTCATTTGAATCTGGAAATGCTTGTATTTCAATTAAATCGTTAGAAGCGACTGTAGATGTGATGTTAACAGTATTAACAAGAATTTCTCCTTTGTTATAGTCAACAGTACCAACATCCTTTTTAACAATTTTCATTTCATTCTTGTTATCTTTGGATACGATACATAAAACACCCTTTTTACTACCATCTAAATCACCTGTAGAGGTTTTATTTGGAATATCAGTAAAATAAACAGTATTTGGATACCCAGAAATATTAAATCCAGTACTTTTTATATTAAACCCTGCTTGATTTATATAAAAACGATTACCAAAACACAATTCATATTGTGCAAATTGGTTTATCAAGACTTTCATATCCCTTCTAATTTTCACTTTTGTGATATTAGAGGTAATGGCATTGTTAACTCTATCAATAAGTTGATTAATTTTACTAAATTTAAATCTACCACCAAATTTATTAATTTCTACGTTATTACCATACTTCTCAAGAGCAGTAGAAATATTACTTTTTAATAAATTCCCACTTGAGAACTGAGAAGTGTTATAATAAACAGTTGAATCAATCTCCACATATAGTATTTTAAGGTCAACAATCTCAGAATTAATACCAGCAATAGCATAACTCTTTAATTTGTTTTTAATTTGATGCTTATCAAAATCAGAAACAAATGTTCCATTTTTTGGTTTAATACTAATCTTTACCTTACCAAACTGTGGTGGATCTAATTCTTCACCACCAACAACCGCAACAGACTCTGTTGCAGGATAAATTGATTGTATTATCGCTTCATAATCCCTTGGTGTAACCGCCCTATATTGTGCCGAATATAGTCTAGGAGCCAAATACTTGATTGATGCTATATCTTCGTTCTCAGACCCATTTGAGGCACGATTAACGGTAGTTACTGTTACAGTATCGACTGGAATTACAGGTACAGAGTCTATATTATTAGTTAAAAGATAATCACATGTTCCTTGAAAGTCGAATACACCAGTAGATCCTGCTCTTCCACCTGCTCCATTACCTTCAGCACCATCAGTTATGATATATCTAATTAGAATTTGAGAATTATCTTCAAGTTTTTTACCAAAGAAACCATCACCAAAGAGAATTTCTACCTTTTCATCCTGAACCTCTTGAATTAAGAAGATTTCAGAGTTCTTATTCAAGTTAAGAATATTATCAATTTTTCTATATTCTCTACCTTCACCAGTTTCATTAGGTCCTTTAACCTTAACTACTATAGTTGATGTATCAATTTGAGAGTTGTCTAAGATAAATCTTTGGTCTTGACTGTTATTAACTAAAAAACTTGTTTCAACTGCAGTTCCTTGCTTTACTTCAATATCAGTAAAAGATGCTATTCTTTCATTAGAAGAATTGGTTAATACATTTGCTGTAACTGGATTTGAAATTGAGAACCTATAATTGGTATTATTAGCATTTCCTACACATACAATACCAGGTCTTATTCTAAGTTGCCTTATATCGTTGTTAGTATCTTGTATCTTTACATCAAAATTAACTATTGCTGTCGCTGCAGTTTTGGATCTAGGTACATATCCAATGTTACGAGCAAGTGATATTACGTTCTCTCTTACAGTTGCAGAGTCTAAAAACGACTCATTTACCACTAAATTAGCATTAAATGCGTTAATATACGTATTATATGCTAAAGAATCTATTAAAACTGAAAAATTAGACCCTTCAAAGTCAAAATCAGTAAAATTCGAGTTGGATTGTAAGAAATCCTTTAACTGAATCTTGATTTGATCATAATCTAGCGTACTAAATTGGGTGAATGGCATTATCTTATCTGGTAGGTTCTAATAAAAAGGTAAAAGATTGACGAGGTACTTCTAAACCAACAATGTCAAAAACAACAGTGACTTCAAAAGCATTCAAATCAGGTTTTCCCTGAACAATAGTTCTAATATTATTTACTCTAGGTTCATAGTTTCTAATTGAAGTCTTGATTTGATCCTCAATTATATAAGAAGTTGTCTGAGTATAGTTCTCAAACAATAATCCTCTCACATTAGAACCAAATAATGGATCAAAAAACTTCTCAGTAGGTATAGTTTCTACTATATTCCTAACCGACCTTGTGATTGCTCTTTCATTGAGCAAAACAGGCATATCATTAGTAACTGGATGGGGTATAAATGACAAACTTATGTCTTTAAATGCCCTTGATTTTCGCTTAATCGGCATTGATGAAGCAATTTATATTATTTTCTCTTTTTATTTATACCAGATTTCTTAATTTAGACCATGTTGGTAAGAATTTTGCGGAAATTCCTCAATCCAACCATTCATTATGTACTTATCTCCGTTTAAAGGAGGATTTCCACGGTGTGTATGTGTCCATCCTGCAGGGAAAACGATGATTTTACCCATTTTTGGCTCTATTCTACACCTTTGATAGAGAAATTCAGTTTCTCCACCATCAAACCCATCATTTAAGTAGACAATAACAACTAATTTACGATAAGTATCTGGAGCACAAGCATCATGATGCCATGTATGATACCCTTCAGAGGGACGAGTCTTCTGTAACTTACAATATTTGTATTCAAATGGAGTATTTTTAAGTATTTCATATGTTTCCATGTAATGGTGAAGCACACTCATTACAATATGATTCCAATCCTTTGCGATTGGTAGAGTGGTATTATAAACACTTTGCTCTTCATGCTGTAATAACTGTGTTATAAAGAGTTGTTCATTCTTTACTGCACCTGTACTACGTGGAGTGATTAGACCAGCACCAGCGGCTGCCATACGCTCATAAAAATCGACAAATTTACTTCCATCAAGATTACTCTGATATTCGGAAATAAAGTTGTCGTGATTTCTATAGCCCGTGATTTCGGGAGATTGACTCATCTCCCTTGACCTCTATATCTTTTACGAGCCGAGTTACGGGATGATGCCGCATATTTTGTATGTTTGCCCGTTCCTTGACGAGTCTTTTTCGGGGTTGCTTGTATATAATCGCCTCCTAAGAGACCACCACCACCTTTTACTTTTGCCATTAGTCTTCAATAAATTCAGTTTTAATATCAGAGGGGTTAGGCACTCCACTTATATAAAAGTCTTGTGCCAAATCCTCCATTGTCGTAAAATACTCATCTTGAGAGAGATCCTTATATGCAACCTTGCCGTCAATTAGAATATTATAACGAGTCATTAGATTACTCTTGTCTTCTCATGACCGACTCGAACTCTTGGATCACACCAGATCTCGAAACCTGCCTCCTTTGCATCTAGGCAGAATGAGACATCTTCGCCACACATGTCTTGGACTTCGCCCGATTCAAAGACCTGCATCTTAGGAGCGAACCAAGGATAAGGCATTTCTTTATGTTCAAAAACACCATTCTTAATAAGTAACCATCCAAAACCAGTATAGTCTACTGTAAATGGTTTCTTTCTCTTTGAGATACTCTCAATAGTTTCATGATTCATCACACCTCCATTAGTACGGAAGTCATCCTCCTCTAACCAATGAGCAACTGATGTAGTTTTACCATCTTCTGTACAGTACCAACCACCAGCAATATCTTGATCCATAAGAAGTATTTGCCAGAATTTCTCTGTATTGAATACTATATCACTATCAATCCATAGTTGATAATCATAGTTTAATTTTCCATCCCAAGGCATTTGATCAGGTCCTCTTAAGACATTAGCACCTAAGCACTTACACCTTGCGAAATTAACCATTGACGAATAATCTTGGGAGATCTGTATCGAAGCCTGTGCTTGGACAAGATCAAAGCATAACTGTACAAAACTTTTTAAGAACTGATATGAAACTCCACGACCTGGTAGACAGAATACTACTGTCTTTCCTTTTATGAGTTCTTTTGCTTTATCGTAATCCCACTCTGCTTCTTTTTTTACCACAGGGGATTTCGCTTTAACTGTAAATCCTTTTGCCATAACCTACGTAATGTTATACTAATATTATATCAGTATATGTATGTTAAGTCAACTTAAATTATAAGGTAGTGATATCAGTAACTTGCATCTTCTGTTATATCTGTATCGTATTCTATTTCTTCGTATGTTAGTTCATCCTTAAAGTATGATTGATATATTCTTCCCCATATTAATTTAAACTCATAATCATCAAGATCCTTGAAGAGACACTCTCCTCTTAGATAGATGTGAAATGTACTAGTCTTCTGATTCTGTAATGATAAGTTCATCGCCATCTGTTTTAAAAGTTACTTCTGTATCTTCGTACCATCCTTGGTCATTAACAACCCATTCTGGTATTCTTAAGTAGTATTCTCCTGTTACTGTATCAACTTCTATGGGGCGTTTTTGATCTGGGATATTTTTTTGCATCACAAGGATTTGATTTTTTCATTATATATCACTTTTGAATTATTAGCAAGTCGTGGACTGTGGGCGTTTTTTAACAGGGAAAAAAAATTTGAGTTTCATTGTAATATTGTTCTCGCTTCCGTAACACTTTGTAGGTTAGGGTAGTTAGTGCTTTTTAAACGGGGGGGCGAACCGCCCGAACCCCTGCCAATACACGAACGACTAAGACCTGCTGATCACCCCACGCTCTCCCGTGGGTACATATTTCAGGGGTGGGACTGCCACGCCATAACGCCCACCTGTTCGGGTTGCCCATTTGTTCGCTGCCTTACCGTGAGCAATCGGCAGTTTTGTCACTTTGTAGATTTTGCCGTTCAGAGAAACTGTTCTTTTTTGCATTTTTTGGGGTTTTAGGGAAAAGGACACGAAAAAAGACAGGCACTAATGCCTGTCGGATACGTTATAATACGAAGGGGTAGGAGGGGCAGGACGGAGACCAGCACGAACCTGATCTGCTTCGTACGCCTCTCTGAGTTCCTTTGCTACCATGTCCTTACAGAATTGTACCATGTTAGGGGAGCAGTAGTAACCGTTGCCACGGATCATTTTGTTTTTCATACTCTTATTATAGGGAGGAATGGGAGAAAAAAGGGGGTGGGATGTGCCAGTTTATGAACTGACTTTATCCCACGTTTTGTCGAAGAGGTCGGGGCAGGAATCCTGTTCGTTCTCTTCGTAGTCATCCCAGAGTCCTAAACTTGAGACGGTTCCGAAGAGGTCAGAGATGAGACGGAGTTCTTCGGATGTGAAAGTAATTGTTTTTTCCATACCTTTATAATACCATAAAAAGACCCCTGTGAAGGGGTCAAATCTTAAATTAATCTAAAAGTTGGTTGCGAAAACGTGTCCGTTCTCAGAGATCCAGTAATCTTGTGAAAGGTTCTCCCATGTGGCGTTCCAATCAGTTTCTACCCACCAAGGGTTTTTATTCTCAAAGTAGCAGTCCTCAACCAACTCTTGAGCGTAGTCTGCTCCTGATTCCCAACATCCGTGGTAGGCATCCTCTACATGCTCACAGTAGGCACAGTCTCCGCACTGCTCCTCTAAGAAATCCTCTACAACTTCTTTGGTAGTGTTCTCTACTGCCTCAAAGTATTCAAGGATGTAAGGCAGTTCGGCAATGCCGTGATCTGAAACGAATTCAGAGATTTGATCCCATTCAAGGTCGCCCTCTAATAGTGCGTCTGCTGTTATGCGGATGCCCTTAAGATTAAGGAATAAATCCTCACCCTCTTCAAATACAAAATTTAAAAGGTCGTTAACGTGCTTGATCCATTCGGAGCGAATGTACTTATCCTCCTGCTGGTTAAAGTATTCAACGAAAGAAAGTGGGGTTGCGGTCATGGGAATGATTGCGTTGTTATTATTAGTATACATGAAAAGAGGGGTATAATAACCCCCCAAATCTTTAGAAATCATTTAGAATGGAAGTTCTTCTGCGTGGGGCATTAGAAAGTAGTTCTTCCTTTTGCTTACGCTCTGCCTCTTTAAGTGCTGCGTAAATTTGAGATGTCAAAGGTTGCATTTTAAAAAAGGCAAGTGGTAGTGAATAGTATTATACTAAGGATTGCTAAGGCGTTACGCTCTTCTCTCACATCCTTAACATTTTGTAAGGCATCAAAGATTTGTGCCTTTGTGTTCTTGAGAGTAATTTGGGTCATTTTCAAAAATCATAGGAACCGTTCAAATACTCATCTATGGACTTGTTTTGCTCATCGGTTAGGGTTCCGTTGATAGCATCTTCCATAAGCATTTGAATTGCTTCGTCTGATACTGTGTCGAATAAAAGGTCGTCCATAGGGAATTAATTTGAACTTAAGTTAATGATAGCAAAAAAATGCCCCTGTAACGGGGCATTGTGCAGGTTAGTCAACTGTCACAGGGTTGAAGTAAAAATTACCCTTAGAGTCCTGATGAATACCTGCGGAGTTAATACCAGTACCGCCCACGCCTGTCACCCTGCGAGAAGATAGACGTTGAAAAATGCGGATAACGTCTGTAAACTCTTCAATGGTAAGGTCGTCACCCTCCCAATCCTCCACGGGAATGGCATTGTCAAGATCGGGTGTACCATCGGCAAAGGTCGGAGCAGATTGGAAGATGCCGTTCTGGTCAATCCAAAATGTGTGTCCTACTTTGTCAGAATTAATCATGTCGGGGAATGTGTGAATAATATTAATGATAAACCCCCACTCCGAAGAATAGGGGTTTTATGTGCCAGTTTATCAAGTGGATAACTCAGCAGAGATATGTAACTCCCAAACGTTTGGAGTTAGACCATCCCTTGTCATTGCCTCAAGTGCAATTTGTGAAACCGTTTCTAACTCATCAGGGGTTAGTAGTTCATAGAGGTCAATCATTGGCATCCTGTCGGGCGTAAATGTTTCTCATAGATTGTAGGATTTCATCACATATTGTAGACATCTCCTGACTGCTCGCTCCGTGGATTGGATCATAATCTACAAAATCCTCCACAGGGTCGCCACCTGCTGAAACTTCTCTCAAAGACACATAATCCCCTGTTGGGTTGTACTCTGCTTCGATCTGAGTATGCTCATCAATTTGAAAAATCATCTGGGAATTTCGGGTATGCTCCATTATTGCCTATTTTTCATGCCCTGCCTACGTCTCTTGTGCCAATATTTTAACTGTCCTTCAAATGTTAAATGATTGTGAAATATACCAAATTTGCAGATTTGATCCTCTATAATAAGAATAACAAGCAAAGACGGGAGCAGGGTCGCTCTACTGAACAACCTTCGTCACTCCCCCTGCGATGAATTATTATTAGTAACAAATATTAATGCCTATGTGCCACTTTCCAAACTGTCACAAGGACGCTTGACAAATCGGCACATTCCGATGTATAATACAGTTTCTCAAGTGGCACATCCTATGCCACATCTCATAGTGTCATGCCATATGTGCCAGTTCACATACTGTCACATGCTGTGCCACATTATGAAGTGCACATGCTATAATATGTGTTCATGCATAATGCTTATATGCCAGCATTTCGTATGACATATTGTTACGTTCATATGCGTCATCTAGTTCATCATATGATGATGTGTAGATCTCGTCCAGATGAGAATCTAGTTCTGTTTCTGTATGCATGAAATCTAGTCGAGTATAATGATATTATAGCAGATCTAGTCGAGATTGTCAACACGAATGTAACACGAAAATCTAGTAGAGCAAACACGAAGATCTCGAACAGATCTCGACTAGATTATAACACGAATAAGACACGAAGTCAACACGAAGATCTCGAAGACTTTTTATGTCCTGATTTCCAAAAATTTCTGCCCTGTGGGTTGACAAAAATCGCTCTGCATGGTACGCTCGCTTAGTCCACAACACCTCAGAGGGTTACTGATGGATACTCAAGGATACTATCCTTATAAAACACAGGAATATATTTATAAAGGTATTTAAAACCTTATTTTAATTAATTATTGTATCAACCAATACAGTTTCTCTTAATTCCAAGGTAAAGCATCACCCTGCTTTGCAAGTCTTACAGGGTCAGTAACGTACTGTGTTATATCAGGTCTTAGACTACTCTCAATACGTTCACACTCTGTAGTTCCCAACCCACTTTTGACCCATTCAAGTACCTTCGATTCTGTCAAATTATCATACGCTATTTCAGGTGTATTATAAGCAAACTCTATGTTACCTGTGTATGTCTGAGACTTGAATATTTCATCCTTAGAACTAACTGCTGCTGGTGCAGTATATGGGTTACTATGTGATGTATGATTAGCATCTAAAGTCTTATCAGAATTCAATGTATGTCCACCATAAATTGCTGGATCAGGTTCTATAGTAATCCACTCATTACACGTTACATTATACTGAACTGCTTCAACAAATCCATTGTCCTTTAAGACTGCTAATTGTTCTACTTTCCAATCCGTTGTAATACCTGTAGGCATCTTTCTATCTTACTCAGTAATATATCTATACCACACTCTTTCCCATGAAATATGCTGAATAGTATTTTACAATCCCCTGTGTAGTTACTTGTTTCTCAACCCACTCTTTGCTGCACTCATCAATGTACTCACCATCTGGGTATTTTGCTTTCAGTATATTCTTACTCTGTTCAAGTAACCACTCCTTATACTCTTTACTAGGCATTACTCATCTACCATATAATACATCATTGTCAACCATAGGACACTAAACGCTGATACCCCACTCAGTATCATTGCCACCATCTTAAGTATATTAACCCAATCCATTGCTTAACAAATGTTTACAATAATATTTAGAAGTATTATATCATACCCTCTCAAACTATTGGGGGTCGGAATACCGTCCTTCTTGACTCTTGTATCCATAGGTATTAGAATCGGGCGTAACCTCGCTGCACCCCTCGTAAGTGTCTCTCCTATTCTTGATATATTCTAATTCTCCCCATTGTTCCCTATTACATAATAATAAACAATGTACGTTTCTATGCTTGTGATATTTGCCTGACGAATAAACATTGTCGGGTTTCGGGTAACTGTGTATTTCTATAGTAATATACTGAGATACTTCATTCCATCCCTGCTTACGTCTTAACGCATTGTTTACAGGATCACCCTTAAAATATACCCACCCTTCATGGACTTGTCCTAAACTATTAGTCCATCTTACATAATCATCGACTTGTGGTTCATACTTCATAGTTTATCGGGTACTGCTCTTAAATCTCTTGGATTTGTACCCTGTTCCATTGCTCTCTCCAATACTTCCTTTGCTTGTGCCTTTGTAAGATGTACTGCACTCTCATCTAATAATAACCATCCATTTGTGTAGTTCTGTTCTACACGCCATAACTTTTCTGCCATTGTTTTAAGTAGTAAATGCCTCTATAATGCCTGATTCATATTCATCCTGTAAGGGCAACTTAGTTGCTTTAATTACATTTGGCATGATACGATCAACATAATCCTCATTGAATCCTTCTTCGGATGCTAGTATCTCAAATGCTTCTGAGTCATCATCAGCAATTAAGTTTACTATTCCACCATACTCTGATTGTGGAAAGGGAACCCAATAGTCAACTATGTATAATGATTTAGTCACTTGAATAATATAACTTAATTGATATTATACCACATTACTTTCTATTATTCAACCTCTCTAATTGTCTGTCTAATATCATATTAATATCCCTAATTGATGCTGTTAATAATGCACCATCAGCATTATCTTCCAATAAATCTTTTAAATGCTCTAAATGTTCCTGAGCAAGCATGATCTTAGTTTGACTGTTCAATCTCATAATACAAACTCTTTCATGTAATAATCATAAGTAACCTGCATTTCTTTTGCTCTACGCTTATAATATGTCTCATTACATTTGCGTGTTGTTTCTCTACGCATATAAGCAAGTTCCTCTATGGATGCGTGATCCATAAAAGATTTAAATGTCTTGATAAACTCTTCAATCTCAGAGTCACTCATTATAGAGTACACCCTGCATCCTGTTCAGTATATACAATATCATCCTCTAATGCACAATGCATTGAGCGTATTGTATTCTTAGTCACTTCCATGTTGTTTAAACATTCATCATGTGATGAGGAATGAAAAAATTCATCCTCACTAATTTCTTCTAAGTGATCTACTAATAGGTTTGTTAATAGATCGAATTCTGCGTTCTCTAATGTGATGGTTTTCATGGCAAGTGACTCCCTTAAGAACAGTTAGTTAATATTTATACATTATACAGGAAATGTTACAATATGTCAACACTCCTACTTTAATGTCCAATTAATCCTAAGATAATTGTCATCATGTAATCTTGGAATGTCATCAGGATCTTCTGTAATGAATACAAACTCTTCACAGAAATACTCTGCACTGATACCTCCAAGATCCTCACATGCTTTTAGAATCTCATCACACTCATTAGCGTTCATGCCCAGTTCATCAACTAAGAAGTCAATGTCGGCAAAGATTTGGTTTGAAGGGGTGGTGTTCATTGATTTAAAAGGGAAAAACGATTAATGTTATCAAATTTTGGATTCTCCAGTATAATGTCTCTTACATGCTCACGATCTACGCTATCTCCATCACCCCATGAATAATGTGAATACTCAATGTCACCTTTCTCAATTCGATCAAGGTAAATGACACAACCATCATAAATGTCTTTTTTGGTCAATCCCTGAATAGGATAAAGAGTATCATCATGCTCACCATAGAATGACCAGACATAATCAATAAACTCATCTAAGTCAAAAGTGTTCATGTTGCAAGATCCCATAGGTTTTCAAATGATTCAATCCATCTTACCTGTTCAATGGTAAGTTCGGATTTGTCCTGTTCATCAGCAGATACAAATGGTAATCCCTGATCTGTGACGTAGTTTTCATAGACCTGAACTAAGAGGTCTACAGAGTCGAATACTTGAACTGTCATCTTAAGCGTAGAGTAAAGTGTGGACTTGATCTATCACAGTATCATTGATCTCAATGTCCTGTGACTCTAGGTAATCAATGCAGATCTCATGGTCAACCTCAAGGAAATCATTATCAGAAGTTTCAAGGTAGGTGACGTATGAGTTGAGATCCATCAACTGTTCTTCATTTAAACCTTTCATGCTACCTCCATAGAGTCGTTAGTGATTACATACTTGTGAGTCTGAACATACTCTCTAATCTGATAGTAGAAGTGATCCCTTGAAATAGGATATTCTCTTTGAGTGTCACCACGAAAACGTAATGTTTTCAATACTTGGTTGTTGTCACCCTTGATAGGATTGAAGTCAACAACCATATTACCATCTTTAGAAGCAAGTCTCATTGGGTTGTTCCCTTGTTTACTCTTTTATTATAGCGAGTCCAGATCTCTTTTGTGGTGTTGATGTGCCACTTCCTTAGCTGGCACAAAGTCAGTCATTTCTCTCAATTTTGAGATAGCATTATGAGCATCCTGTTCCTCTTGTGGATTAAAATCTAACCACATTTGCTCAAGTGACCATACAACTAAACTGTACTCATCTTCAGTTAAAGTTAAAAATACTTTGTTCATTGCTCAACCTCATAGGTTA